CCGTCTGGTGCGGTTGAGGGATTGCTTACAAAGTTAGGTTTTCCTGTTGCACAAAATACTAGTGAGCGAGCAATTCAAGCTGCTGGTGGTGCTTTAACTGGTACTGCTGGTCAATTGGCTGCATTGCCAAGCGTCGCTAAGACTGCTGCTACAGAGTTTGGTAGGGGTATGGCTGGAACATTAGCGCAACAACCTGGTCGTCAATTGGCTGCGGCTGCTCCTGCGGCTATGGCTGCTCAAGCTACTGGTGAGTCTTTTGGCCCTGTTGCTGGTCAACTTGCTGGTGCTGCTGTAGGCGCTCCATTTGGTGTTGGCGTAAAGGTTCCTGGCGGTGTATCAAGAGAGCAATTGGCAGTTCAATCTAATGCCGCATTTAGACGCGCTGAAGAATCTGGCATTGCTCTAAATCCTTTTAGATTTAACAAGCAGATGGGTGATATATCTGTTGATCTTCGTAATGAAGGTTACACGCCTACTGCTTATCCTAAAGTTGAAGCAGCTATCAAAGAATTGACGCTTAATCCTAGACCAAAGGATTTTGTTGAGTTACAGGCTTTACGTAAGATCATTACAAATGCACAAGCTAGTATTGATCCTGCTGAAAAGCGCATTGCCACTATCTTAAAAGATAAGTTTGATGATTATGTATTAAATGCACCAGATAAAGATGTTATGGCTGGTGACGCTAAAAGTGGCGCTGAAGCATGGAAACAAGCACGAGGTGAATACTCAAAGCTAATGAAGGGTGAAGTATTTGAAAAGATGCTTGAGAACGCTCAATTAGATGTGAGTAAGTTTACGGCATCTGGCTCTGAAAATTCACTTGCACAGCAACTGCGCCAGTTAGCTAAAAACGATAAGAAGATGCGTTTGTTTACTTCTGGTGAGAGAGATGCAATTAAGGCTGCTGCTAAAGGCGGCAATACTCAAAACCTTCTTAAATTCTTTGGTAGGTTTGCTCCTACTGGGCCAGTAAGTAGTATGTTTTCTGGTGGTGCAGCAGTATATGAGCCTACTATCGGTCTGCCAATAGCTGCTGGTGCTACTTTATCAAGAATAGCAGCGACTAAAATGAGACAAGGAAGTGTCGAGGATTTGGCTAACATGATGCGCTCCGGTGTAATGACTAAGCCACCAGCTTCGCCTTATCCTGCTATTACCGCAACTCGTGGTCTGCTTTCTCCACAGATTAGTTCTGAAGAACTCCAACAAATTTATGGTGGTCAATAATGGCAAAGACAAAGATTAGTGAATTCAATACCGATCCAGCGCTAAATACTGACATTGACAGTATTAACATTGCGGAAGGTTGCGCTCCTAGCGGTATCAATAACGCTATCCGTGAGCTGATGTCGCAGCTCAAAAACCAGCAGTCAGGTACAGACGGCGATAGCTTTACTGTTGGCGGTAATCTTACTGTTTTGGCTCAAGGTGATGTCAGACTATCGGATGCTGACTCATCTAACTATGTTGCATTGCAAGCACCTACTACGTTAGCTGCAAACTATACGCTAACAATGCCTACGGCTGATGGCACAAGCAGCCAAGCTATTAAAACTGATGGCGCTGGCACATTGTCATTTGGTAATTGCGTTTCAACTGTAGGCTGGACAGGCGGTATTGTATCTGTAGCTACAGCAACAACTACTCCTGCGCTTACTGTTGCAGGTACATCTGGCGGTATTCCATATTTTAGTAGTGGTTCAACATGGACATCATCTAGTGCATTAACTGCAAACGCTATCGTTGTCGGTGGTGGTGCCGGCGCTGCTCCTGCTACAGTTACTACTGGAACTGGTGTAGTTACTGCTCTAGGTGTTAATACAGGCTCCGCAGGTGCTTTTGTTGTTAATGGTGAGTTAATACCGGCAACAAATGGTGGCACTGGCTTAACTACTCCTGGCACTAGCGGTAACTTCCTGCAATCAAATGGATCAACATGGATCAGTACAGCAGTTACACCTAGTATTTCATTAGTTGTTTCTAGCAGAACATCTAATACAATATTAGGGTCGTCTGATAACAGTACGTTGATTAATGTAACCAGTGGAACTTTTACGCAGACAATATCTGCTGTTTCAGGTTTAGCTGCTGGTTGGTATTGTTATTATAGAAATACTGGCACTGGTGTAGTTACAATTGATCCTAATAGCTCTGAGCTTATTGGTGGTGTAACTACTGCTGTCTGTAATCCTGGTGACATTTGGCTAATTCAATCTACTGGCACAGCGTTTCTTCTTAGTCGTTTGGTTGGGAATAATTCTGTTATCTATACGTCTGGCTCTAATACATTTACTGTACCTGCTGGTGTGTATCGAATTTATGCTGAATGTTGGGGTGGTGGTGGTGGTGTAGGTGGTGGTGGACAATTTGCAGGTGGCGCTGGTGGTGGTGGGTATGTTGCTGGATGGATTAATGTAACGCCAGGTTCTACTATAACTGGAACTGTTGGTGCGGGTGGAACTACTAGCGGCTCACCTGGTGGAGATGGTGGTCAGACGACATTCTCCACTTTCACTGCTGGCGGTGGCGCAGGTGGTGTATCAGGTGCTAATAACGCAGCAGGTGGAACAGCTACTGGTGGCACAATTAATATTGTAGGTGGAATTGGTGGATCGCAAGCTATTAACGCTTATGTTTCTGCATTCGGTGCAGGTGGATCGGCTGCTAATGGTGGACTTGGTTTTGTAGGTTGTAATGCTACTAATGGCGGAATTCCTGGTGGTGGAGCTGGTGGCGCAGGAAATGCTAGTACATTTACAGGTGGCAGAGGTCAAATTAATGTTTCTTGGGTATGATTATGTCAGACATTAATCCACAAGAATTTGGTGCATTGCAAGCAGACGTTAAAACATTAACAACTGAGATTCATTTGCTTCGCAAAGAGATGGCTGACGTAACTGCTATGCTTAATCAAGGTAAAGGTGGTCTATACACGATCATCTTTGCTGCTGGCGCATTGGGTTCGATCATCACTATGAGCGTAAAAAAACTATTCGGAGATTAAAATCGACCCGCTAACTATCGGCGCAGCAGTTGCCATTGCTAAAACTGCTGTTGCCGGAGTTAAGGAGCTAATCTCTCTAGGCCACGAAATTCAAGACTGCTATCACGACATAGCTACCTTTTTCGATAAGCAAACAGAAGTAGAGCTTGCTGTCATCGAGCAAAAGAAACAGAAGATACAGGCTGCTAAAGAGGGCAAGCCACAGCGTAGCGCTACCGCAGAGGCGTTAGAAGCTACCTTTGCACATAGAGAGATGATCCGGCTAGAAAAAGAGCTTAAAGAGGCTCTAATCTACGGCAGCCAGGAGTCAGGTCTATACGACGAGATGTGTCATCGTCGAGATGCAATTATCCTAGAACGAAAACAAGAGATCGAAGATGCAGAGCGTGAAGAACGTATGCGTCTGGCTGAAATTCGTCGCAAGAAAGAACAAAAAATACAGAATATTCAGGAATGGTTAGCTGTAGTGCTAGGCGTTTCTATTAGTAGTTTCGTAATGTATGCAATATGGTGGATGTTTAAAAACGGGGGTAAAGACTAATGATGACTCTAATTACTACGCTAATCTCTTTCTTATCTGGTGGCTTGCCTAAACTCTTGGACTTCTTTCAAGATAAGCAAGATAAGAAGCATGAGTTAGCACTTGCTCAATTGCAGATGGCGCAGCAGCTAGAGATGGCTAACAAGGGTTTTGAGGCTCAAGCGCACATTGAGGATATTAAAACTGAGCAGATCGGCATCCAGACGCAAGCAGATGAGCGCATAGCGTTGTATTCACACGACATTGAGATCGGTAAAGGTGCATCGCAGTGGGTTGTTAATGCTCGCGCTATGGTCAGGCCAACAATTACGTATGGACTATTCCTGCTACTCGTTGCTATTGATATTGCTGGTGTCTGGTATGCCTGGACACAAGACGCTCCGTTTAAGGAGATGATGGCGCTTGTTTGGGATGACGATACACAGACTATTTGGGCTTCTGTTATAAGTTTCTGGTTCGGCACACAAGCGTTTAGCAAGAAATGAAAGTCAGCGACAAGGCACTTAAAACCATAATCCACCATGAGGGTGTTAGATATAAGCCATATCTTTGCCCTGCTGGTTTATGGACTGTCGGCGTAGGCCATGTTTTATATCCCAAACAGGGACTATTGCCAGTGGCAGAGAGAGGCTCTATAGGGCTGCGTGTTGAGGACTTTAGACAATTTACGAAGGATGAGGTAGATGCGATTCTTAAAGCAGACTTGCAGCGTTTTGAGCGAGGTGTACTACGTTATTGCCCTAATTCTCTTACTCAAGGGCAATTCGATTCTTTGGTCAGTTTTAGTTTTAATGTCGGTTTAGGTACTTTACAGCGGAGTACGTTGCGCCAAAAACACAACCGTGGTGACTTTGATGGTGCTGCTGCTGAGTTTCTGAAATACACAAAAGGTGGCGGTAAGATTCTAAAAGGGTTGGTAAACAGACGCAAAGACGAAATGAAAATCTACTTATCTTAGGAGTTATCATGAAACAAATTATTGTAGGTCTTTTGTTAGTTATATCAGTTTCGGTATATTCGGCAACACAAGACGCAGACGGTAATTTGCTTCTATCTCAAGAAGAAGTTTATAGAACTATTGAGCAATTTAATCAGCTTGAAATACGCATAAACTACTCTAATAGTAAAATCAAAGAGTTACAAGACAAACTTGAGAAACTAGAGAAAGTAAAGTGCGTATAATGGTTACTAAAAAGATACCGCAAGACTGTATGCCAATGTGCCAATCATGCGCTTTCTTTGATCGTGAGAAGAACGATGATGTCGGGCTTTGCAGACGCTATCCTCCATCTATGTTCTTTCTTGGTGACGATGATTTTGAGAGTTTATTCCCAATTACCGGAAAAAGTGAATGGTGCGGTGAATTTAAAAGGCAGGTGTCATAATGACTCACCCAGTAACAGATGAGGAGTTCATAGCGGCATGGAACTCATGCGGCTCAGTTACTAAAGTAGCTGAGATTCTAGGCATTAACCACAGATTTGTTAATCGCAAGCGTAGAAACATCGAAAAGCGGCAAGGTGTCCAGTTGCTTGCTACTGCTAAAAACAGCCCTGATTTCAATGTAACTTTGCCAGCTAACGGCGTTAGAGTTAATGTTGGATTGGAATCAGGCGTTGTTATCGTTGGTTCAGATGCTCACTACTGGCCTGGCATCATCTCTACGGCTCACAGGGCCTTTGTGGTGGCTGTTAAAGAGTTAAACCCTAAGATGGTAATTATGAACGGTGATGCGTTTGACGGGGCTAATATCTCACGACATCCGCGTACAGGATGGGAAGCTAGACCAAGCGTTAAGCAGGAGCTAGAGGCTTGCAGAGATCGTATCTGTGAGATTGAGGATGCTTCTGGCAATGCAAAACTTCACTGGACATGGGGCAACCACGACATTCGTTGGAATAGCCGACTATCCTCACAAGCTCCTGAGTTTGAGGGCATCCACGGCATGAACTTGACGGATCACTTCCCGCGCTGGAAGTTTTCTACTTCGGTGATGGTAAATGACCACACTCAGATCAAGCACAGGAATTACAACGGAATACACGCTGCTTATAACGCTGTTCTCCGGTCTGGCGTTTCTACAGTCAATGGTCATCTACACTCTCTCAAAGTCACTCCTTGGACTGATCTGACAGGTACTCGCTACGGTGTCGATACAGGCTCTCTAGCCGATGTATGGGGCGCTCAATTTGAATACACAGAGGACGGTACTAGAAACCATCGTAGTGGCTTTGTGGTGCTGACATTCTACGAAGGCAAGCTACTGCCTCCGGAGATGTTAGAAGTCATTGATGAGGATAAAGGTCTTGTGTGTTTTCGAGGGCAGGTGATCGCGGTTTAATCCAGCTTGACGTCCAATCAGCCTTAACTGGTTGGAGTTTAGCCCTGCGTTTAGCTAGGAATAGGTCTTTCTTGTCTATATCCTGGTTAAGTCTATTACGTGCTATTTGCGCTCTTTCCTTTGAGGATAATGGCGCAGGTCTAATGGCATCGTTATAGTTGCCAATGCAAAATACAGGCACATAGACTTCTTTTATCTCTTTCTGCTCTTTTATCCAGCTATCAATGTAGACAAGTTTGATCTTGCGTAAATGCTTGATGTAGCCCTTCATCCACTTGTTAGAGATAAAGAACTGTTTTTCTATCTCCGTATAGGTTGATGGAGTTTCAAGGATTTTGAGCAACTTAGCCATTCTTACTTCTGATGGCTTTGTGTTGTATTTCATTTCATTCATCTTTGACAAATACTCCATTGCAATTTAGAAAACCTTTGCGGTCTTTAATCTCCGCATAAGCATCTTGCAAACAATGCACGATAGAGATGTCTTTGATAGCGCAGTAGATTATTAGCGTGACCAGCACATCTCCAACGCCATCCTTAATCGCTGGCATATCGTCTTTGATTTCAGCGTCGCATAGCTCACCTAGCTCACTCACAGTTTTCATTAGCTGAGTGCTGGCTTCGGCATTAGGAATAATCCCGCGAGCTTCTGCCCATCGGATAACGTCAAGCTCTAGTGATGTCCACATTATTTACATATCCTTTTCTTTGCGTCTTTAAAGTTAGACTCAAACATCCAGCCTACGCATTGCTTGTCAATGTCAGGAGAAGTTACTGACGCTACGCCTTCAAGAAACCCGCGATGGTATTCGTTTTGCATCCTATTCATGACACCTAAACCGATGCCAGGTACAGACGCAACAATCACGATTAAGATCATTCCCCAACGCATAGCTGCCTAATCTTTTTGATATCAATACCAAAAGTCTCATGTACGCGCAGGATGATCTCTGCTGATGGGACTATCTTCTTATTGCGAATCTTTGACAGTGTAGAGATGCCGATTCCCATGTGTAGGGCAATGGCTCGATCATTCTTAAAACCGTGGTTTTTAATCAAATAGTCTAACAATTCCATTTTTATCCTTTATAAGTAGTGCAGGGTCACCAGTTCGAGAATACATGAAGGAGAATCTGGCCCCTGCTGCCGGTGTTACTCGCCACTACCGGCTAGGCGTGCAAACTCTAAAAAGGGATGTCGTCAATATCTAACGGTTTTTCTTCTACTGTTTTCTTTGCTTCTTTCAGCTTAAATGAGCAGCTCATAAACTTGCCTGATTTACCATCTTTGAGCCAGGCTGATACATAAACTGGATTACCATTTAAATCTTTACCATCGCCTGAGTAGTCAGGATGTGTATCGCTTTGCTTTTGTTGATTCTTGAAAAGTGAGAAGCTGCCTGGTTTTGGATCGTATGCCATGATTTACCTTTATTTTGAAATAAACTC